GACGATGACATGCTCGACGGTTGGTTTATCTTACAGAAAAGAAAACAAAAAAGCGAAAAAGCCAAGAGTGAATTAGAATCAAAAACATCAAATCAAAAAATAGCAAATTCAGATGAGATTATGATAATGACGGATTCTGCCAAAGAGGCTGAAAATATACATGGCATGAATTCATTTGGATCTGAAATGATCAGGCAGCAAAGATTAAACACGGTCAAACGTCTCGGTAACGCTACAGATCTTGACTTCCAAGATAAAAAAATGGAAGTTCAAGCTACTCAACATCAAATGATGAAGGATAAAAGGAGGTAATGTGGAAAATTTTGACGAATTGATACGAAAGCAATCAGAGTATAAAAGTGTAAGAGAAGACAAGTACAAGCAAGACTCTCGTGACAGGTTGAGTAAAATCTTAAAGAAAAAAGTGGAAACAACAATGATTGGAGCTTTAAGCTCTATAGAAGATAACTTTTCATTTTTATGGTCATCAAAGGAAGGGGAATTATCATCCGAACAAAAAACGATGTATGAAGCTTTTCAAAAAGCTAGATCCGAGATTCTCGACAAGGGAAATACTCAATGTAGGAATGTTGATGCAGAGTTAGCACAGTATGATGTCAAATGGTTGAGATATCAGGCAACTCTTCCGGTTTATCCAAGACACCAAGGGGAATAGAATGATCAATAATAAGATGGAAAGCAAGGTTAGTGTTAATGTTGACGGCGAAATCAAGGAAGTTGAAATTTACGTACAAAAGCCAAGCAATGAAGTTTTGAAGATGGCTGAAAGATACAAATCCAAGGTTTGGAATCAATGTATTCAAGACGATATTTTGACTAAAAAAGAACTAGCGGTTTTGATGAGAAAGCGTGGCATTTGGGATGAATCCAAAGACAAAGAAGAAGAAGAAATAACCAAAGAAATATTGATGCTCGAAAGAGAACTCTATCAAGGTAAGGTTGGTAATGCAAAGCCAAAGTTATCTGAAGGCAGAGACGTTGCTATTCAAATCAGAAGAAAACGCTTTGAGTTGAGAGACTTGATCACCGAAAGAATCACTCTGGAAGAAAATACGGCTGATAGTTTAGCCGATAACTCTAGGTTCGATTATCTCGTTGCTAGCTGCTCTTTTTATAAGAACGGAACTCGCGTTTATAAAGACTTTAATGAGTATAATAACAAGAGCGCTGACGAAATAGCCTACGCTTGCGCAGGGTTGCTTGGAAAGATGCTTTATAATTTAGACAGTAATTTTGAGAAGAATTTACCAGAAAATAAATTCCTTACAAAGTTTGGCTTGGTGAATGAAGATTTGAGTTTGGTTGATCCTCAAAACCCAAACCAGTTGGTTGACACAAAGGGTAAAAACATCGACAAAGACGGTTATTATATCGATGACAAAGGGAACAGAATAGACAGAGAAGGCTCTAAGTTGACTGAAGAGGGAACTTATGAATTAGCCGACTATGAAAACGATTTATTGACTGTTGAGTCGTCTGAACCTAAAAAGACGACTAAAAAGAAATCTACTAAACAAGAATCCCAATCGGAAAGTGAACCGGATAGCGTAGTCTAAATTTACATAAAAAGGTAACACGAAGACATGGCTAAATTTGTACTGACTGCACAGATTCAATTGCAAGCTCCAAACAACGCCTCTCAAGTTGTACAACAAATAAACAAACAACTTCAGGGCGTTAGTATTCCAGTGTCTGTCAAAGCCGCTGGTGCTGCCACCAAACAGATAAACCAATTAACAGCGGCCACACAGAGAGCTTCTTCTGCCGCTGATGCTATGGGTAGATCTTTTGGTTTGGCTATAAAAAGATTTGCAGCTTTTACGATTGCAAGTCGTGCAGTCAGTTTGTTTACAAATTCTTTAGCTGGCGCAATAGATGAAGCTATCTCTTTCCAAAGGGAAGTTGTTAAAGTTTCTCAAGTCACAGGTAAGTCATTAACTGAATTAAAAGATCTAACAGACACAATAACTAGACTATCTACAGGTCTTGGCACTTCGAGTAAAGACTTATTAAATACAGCAACTATCTTAGCACAAGCTGGTATTGGTGCAGACGACTTGAAAGTGGCTCTTGAGGCTCTTGCAAAAACAACTCTTGCTCCAAACTTCGATAGCATCACAGAAACTGCAGAGGGTGCTGTTGCTATTTTAGCTCAGTTTGGACAAGGCGTTGGAGCTTTAGAGGCACAGCTTGGTTCTGTTAACGCTGTCGCTGGAGCGTTTGCTGTTGAAGCTGAAGACTTAATCAGTGCTGTTCGTAGATTTGGAGGTGTTTTTAAAGCTTCTGGTGGTAGTTTAGAAGAACTATTAGCTTTATTTACATCCGTTCGAGCCACAACTCGTGAAAGCGCTGAAAGTATTGCCACTGGCTTGAGAACGATCTTTACACGTATTCAAAGACCCGAGACAATTAACTTCTTACGTCAATATGGCGTTGAACTATTAGATTTGGAGGGTAAATTTGTTGGACCATTTGAAGCTTCTAAACGATTAGCACAAGCATTATCTGGACTAGAAGAGGGTGACATTAAATTTATTAAAGTAGCTGAAGAACTCGGTGGCTTTAGACAAATTGGTAAAGTTATTCCTTTGCTACAGCAGTTTACTGTAGCTCAAAATGCTCTCAATATCGCGCAATCTGGTGGCAGTTCATTGACTAAAGATGCCACTACTGCGCAGCAAGCCTTAGCGGTTCAAACCACTAAAGTCAAAGAAGAATTTTTAGCTTTAGTTCGTGGCATTGCTGAAAGCACATCTTTTCAGCTTTTTGCTCGTACAGCTTTAGAAGTTGCTAGTGCGTTGATCAAAGTCGCTGATGCTATTAAACCGCTTGTTCCTCTTATTGCTGCTATGGCTGCATTTAAATTTGCTAAGGGTCTAGGTTCTTTCGCTTCTGGTGCTGGAGCTGCTATTCGTGGACTGGGAACCTTGGGTAAAAGCAATGGTGGACAAATATTAGGTTTTGCACGAGGAGGTTCTGTTCCGGGTGTCGGAAATCAAGATACCGTTCCAGCTATGCTCACTCCCGGAGAATTCGTAATCCGCAAGAGCAGCGTCAATAAAATTGGTGCTGATAAATTGGCAGCGATGAATGAGAATAGATACGCTAAAGGAGGCGAAGCCCAGATACAGGTACAGGATGGTGCAATTGGAGGTTTCTTTTTACTTCCAACAAAAGGAAGTGATCGTAACATAAAAATGACACCGCAATCTGCAAACATTACTAACGCTAAAGTTCTTGAAGAACTTGGACTTGGTATTGAGGGAGATGCTGGCCGAGGACAAATTCTTGATAATTTAACTACAAAAGAACAAGAAGAAATACTTGGAATTAAACTTAAAAAGAAAATAAAATCAAATAAGGTGAAAGGACTTTCACCAGATGTTAAGGATAAGTTAAACAGCCGGGAAGTTCAAAATGAATTAGACGCTAAACTGGCCGCTGGAAAAAAGGTGAACGCTCAGAATGTAAAACTAAGTGGAACTGGACCGGATGGAAAAGCAAAGATAAGCTCTTATTTTCCGGGTGGAGATGTTGATAAAGGGAAAAAGACTGGGCAGATTGCTCAGTTAGTAGACGATGTAACTGAAAAAAGTTTAAGGTACGCAGTTAATTCCGCATCAAGTCGAATCACTCCACTTTTAGCAAACCCAATAATAGAGCCTAAGACAGAGTCTATGAAACAGGCTGCTATATCTTTATCTAAAGATGGCAATGCGATTAAAACTGTGTCCGGTTTCATCTTCGAAGGCTTGACACAAGCGATCACCGGAGCGGAACTTGCTGGAGAGACTGCTAACTTTGACTTTCCATCAGATAAGATAAGTGCTGCCGGTGTAAGCTTGAAAAACTTATTTGGAGAAGCTAGTGATTTCAGTAATCTAAAAAAAGCAGATGCAAAAAGGTCAAATACAGCAGATTCTATTAACAGCATTACTAAAAAACTTGAAAGTGATATAAATCTGGGACTTGCAAGTAAAACAGAGGGTGTAGAACTTATTCGTAAGCGATACGCTAAAGGAGGTTCTGCTGGAACAGATACGGTTCCAGCTTTGCTGACTCCCGGTGAGTTTGTTGTGAACAAAAGCTCTGCACAGCGTATCGGTTATGGAAATCTGAACCGAATGAACAAGCAGGGTGTTGCTAGATTCGCCAAGGGTGGTTTGGTTGGAGACGGTTGGAATCGTTTTGAAGTTGGAGGTCTAGCTACTGACGAAGCTGCTAAAGATATCGTTCGAGCACGGGTTGGTGGAAAAAAGAAAATAAATACCGCCGAAGATTTCGGTAAGGCATTCAAAAAAGTAACGGATCATCTACCAGAAGACATAAAGAAAGCAATATTAG